TCCTGTTGGGTATGTTGCTGGACGGTTGAGAGGCAATTGGCAGTGTTCTTTAGGAAGCCCTGTCATGGGTGCGCTAGACACACGAGATACTTCCGGAGGAACGACAATATCAAACATTGTTGCTGTTACTGAATCATTTAAAGGTGATGGCGCTATATTTCTAACAAATAACGTACCTTATGCAAATCGTATAGAATATCTTGGTCATTCTAGCCAAGCACCTACTGGCATGGTAAGAATTAATGTTCTTGCTTTTCAGCAAGCAATAAATAAAGCAGTGCAAGAGATTAAATAATGAGTACAGTATTTTCAGACATTAGTGCAGCATTAGATTCACAACTTAATACGTTGACTGGGTCATCTCCTGTCGCCTGGGAAAACACTGTCTATAAGCCTATAAAAAATACGCTATACTTGAGGCCAACCCATTTACCTGCTCCGACAGTTCAAGCTGGATTGGGTACAACCGGGATAGATGAATATTTAGGTTTATATCAAATTGATGTATTTGCTCCTGCTGGTACGGGCAGAGGAATCGCAGAAGCTAAGGCTGATGTGATAGCCAATCATTTTAAGCGCGGTACAGATTTGCTGTATAATGGCGTTTATGTTCGACTTGGTAACGTATCAAGAAATGCAGGACTTATAGACGAAGATCGATTCGTTATTTCAGTAACAATTAATTATACAGCTCATGTAGCACCGAGGTAATTTATGACTATTGCAACAGGATCAAGACACAATATGGCGTATGTAGTCGAATCTACATTCGGCACTACTCCATCAACCCCAGTTTTTACACCTATCCGTCACACTGGAACAACTATTGGCCTTTCTAAAGATTCTATTGAGTCAGAAGAACTGCGCGAAGATCGTCAAATTGCTAACTACCGTCATGGTAATAAAAGCGTTTCTGGTGATATTAACTTCGAGCTGTCTTACGGTTCTTTTGACGACATATTACAGGCTGTTCTATGTGGAACGTGGAATACAGATGTACTTAAAGCGGGCACTACTCGCCGAAGCTATACAATCGAGCGCCACCACCAAGACATCGGAAAGTATCTTCGATCTACTGGATGTAACTTCAACACTATGTCTTTGTCAGTAGCTCCTAACTCTATGGTTACTGGATCATTTGGTGTTATCGGTAAAGACTTTAGTGTAGCCAGCGTTGCTGTTACTGGCGCAACTTATAACACTGAATCTGTTACTGCTCCTTTTGATTCATTTAGCGGCTCGATTACAGAAGGCGGTTCTAGCATTGCCGTAGTCACTAGCCTTGAATTGAATATCGAAAACGGTATGGAAGCTCTATATGTAATTGGTTCTTCAGACACACTGCAACCATCTATTGGTAAATCAATGGTAAACGGTTCTATTACTGCATACTTTGAAGATTCGACTTTGATTGACAAGTTTATTAATGAAACATCTTCAAGTCTTTCCTTTACATTGACTGATGCTGCTGGTAACGACTATTTGTTTGAATTGCCAAATGTTAAATACAATTCAGGGAACCCTGAAGTCGGCGGAGCAGGGGCTGTGACAGTATCTTTAGATTTCGTAGCATTATACGATTCTGGTGACGCTTCGCAGATTGTTATTACAAGAACTGCTGCGTAAAAAATGGGGCAGAAATGCCCCTAACTAACTGGAGATATAGATGGATATTAAAGAGCTTTATACGGCTGTGCCGCATGAAGAAGGGGCAGAAATACAAATATTAAGCCCAGTTGATAATAAAGAAACTGATTTTTATATTCATGTAAAGGGTATAGATTCAAAGTCATACCGAGATGCTGTTAGGGCATACCATAGGAAGTTACTTAATAAGGAAGAAGGCGGTGAGATTGAAATGCTTGTCTCTATCACTAAAGGTTGGCGTGGCTTAAAAAGCGGTAAAGATGAAGTTGAGTTTACAGAAGATAAAGCGCGAGATTTATATACCAACGCTCCCAGTATTGCATCTCAAGTAGATAAATTTGTAGCTGATAGGAAAAATTTTATCAAGGGCTAACAACGGAATTAGAAACTTTTGCTAAATGGCAGTTTTGGGCTGCCGGATATGACAAAGGTTCCAAAGTTAGTCGGTTAGATAATCTAAAGCAGGTTGCAAAGACTTTAGGCAAAAATCCTAAAGAGCTTGATGGCGAACCAATGCTCAGGGATGAGTTAGCTTATCTCTGGGTTTTGTTTGTCTCTCTAAAAAATTCATCGTCTGGCGTTATAAGTTATAATGAAATTCAGGCTTATATGTCGATATATGGAAACTTATCTACCTTTGAAGTTGATATTATTCGACACTTAGATACCTTGCACTTTAGAGAGACAAATAAAAATGGCTGACGTAGCGCAACTTGGAATCAAAATTACTACCTATGGAGTAATGGAATCAGCTAATGAGCTAGATAATTTAAGCAACAAAGCTCAGAATGCCGAAAACAAAACAAAAGGCTTATCTAAATCTGTAAGAAGTAATGTCTCCCCTATGAAAAACATGAGGGCGCAGGCGCAGCAAGTTTCTTATCAATTGCAAGATATTGCAGTTCAAGCCCAAATGGGAACCAGTGCATTTACGATTCTTGGACAACAGGGGCCGCAATTAGCGTCAGTATTTGGCCCGTCAGGTGCTGTGGTTGGTGCTGTAATTGCATTTTCAGCCATACTTGGCGGCCTTTTATACGAAAGCCTTGGTAAAGCATCTAGTGAAATAGATAAGATGTCAAAAGACGCTGATTCTTTAGCTGATACATACCATAAACTAACTGAAGCTCAAAAAGCATATTTAGCAATTTCTATGTATGAGGAAATGGCTAAGAATGAAAAAACTATTATATCTACCGAAAAGGCAATAAAGAAATTAAATACAACTTTAGCTGCTCAAGGTGCTTTTTTGGGAACGGAAAGCACTCGAAGATTAAACGAGGAGCTTTTAGAATTAGCGGCAGTTTCGGATGAGGCTAAGATAAGTTTAAAGAAGTACCAAGACATTTTAAAGGGAGTTACTCCAGACACGATTGCAGCGGCTAAAGCCGAAAATGATTACATTGAAAAGTTAAGTGATGAATATATTCAATTGACTTTAAATGGCGATGCTTTGCTTACATATCAAGCTATTAAAAACGGAGTGACAGAAGGCAATTTAGCTGGCGCTATTGCACTCCAAAAAGAAATAGATGCACTTAAAGCGAATGCTATAGCTAAAAAAGAAGCAGCAAAACTTGATGAAAAATTAAGTGCTTTGAAAACTGAAACTGCTGAAAAACTTGAAAGCGATTTAGATGCATTCTTTAATAAGGAATTGGAACGAAAAGCAGAGAAGCTAAGATCGGATAAAGAGCAGGCGCAAAGTGAGCTATTGATTATTGAAAGATCAGTAATGTCACAAAATCAATTAATTGACTCTTATGAAGCAGAAGCATTAGCTCGCTTACAAGAGCAAAGAGGTGAAGGATTAATTTCCTTGCAAGAATATGAAACAGCTAAAACGCAAATTGTTCTTAACGCAGCAAATGAAAGAAATGAATTGCTCATGGAGAACGAAGAAGGATTAACAAAATTCTTTGCTGAACAAAATAATGAAAAGTTGCAGAAAGAAAAAGATTTGGCAACTGCAAAAAATTCTTTGAACCAGACAATATTAACGCAAGCATCAAGCCTTTCTAGCAATATGGCGCAAATGGCAGCAGATGCTTACGGAAAAGAATCTGCGGCCTATAAAGCGGCATTCTTGGTTCAGCAGGGCGTTGCCATTGCAAGTGCTATTATGAACACGCAAGTTGCTGCTGCTGCTGCAATAGCTCCGCCTCCAATTGGTCTTGGCCCAATTGCCGGTGTACCTTATGCCGGTATGATTCAAGCTATGGGTGCAGTTAATGTTGGTATTATTGCTGGGCAAACTATTGCAGGCATGGGTAGAGCATTGGGCGGTCAGGTTAGGGGCGGTGAGTCTTATCTTGTTGGTGAGCGCGGCCCAGAGCTATTAACTATGGGAACTTCTGGTAGAATAGCGACTAATGAGAACCTAAAGAAAGCAGTTGGATCGCAAGGTGAGACAGTACAGCAGAATGTAAGTGTAAACTTCAGTATTCAAGCTAACGACACCGCCGGGTTTGACAGGCTGCTTAATTCTCGCAGAGGTCAGATTATCTCTATGATTAACCAAGCGGTCAATGATCGCGGAAGAGCATCTTTAGCATGAGTGGAACATACCCGGCATCACCCATATTTAAATCTGTAGGGTTTAAGAGTCAGCACTACAATCTTTCTAGCGAAAGTCTATCTGGCCGAACTCAAGTTAGGAATATTGGCGGTCAACGGTTTGAGTTTTCAGCAGATTACTCAAGATTAAGCCGCTCTGAATTTGCTCCCGTACTGGCTTTTATTATGTCTCAGCGGGGTATGGCTGAAACATTCTCCATTGTCTTGCCAGAAATAAGCTCAAAAAGTGGTACAGCTACCGGGGCGGTGTTGACTAACGGCCCATCAAGCATTGGAGCAACGTCTGTAGTTATTGATGGTTTAGTAGGCACGTTAAAAGCAGGCGATATGGTTAAATTTGATAATCACTCCAAGGTTTACATGATTACCGCTGACCTTACTGGCCCCGGTACATTATCTATTCAGCCAGCATTAAGGGTAGCACTTACAAACAATCTTGGCGTTACTTATGATAATGTGCCATTTCTAGTTCGTTTAGATAACGATGTGCAGGAATATTCTTTAAGTTCATCTTCTCTGTTAGACTATGAGGTAGATTTCATAGAGGCAGTTTAATGACCAGATTAATCGACTCAGCAACCATTGCAGAACTTGCAAAGGATGACTTTAACCTTGCCACCCTAATTCGCTTTGACTTCAGCTCCGTATTATATCTTACAGATTGGGATAGAGACATCTCCGCATTGTCGGCTACTTGGAATAGCAGCCCCCATTTCTTGGGCGTTGGAGATGTAAAAGAAACATCTGATTTGCGCGTCAATACTGTAGATATAACATTATCTGGCGTTGAGCAATCTTATGTCAGCTTGTTTCTTTCCCAGAACTACATAGACGTTCCTGCCAAAATTTACCGGGCAGTACTAGACGACAATGATGTTGTTATCGGAAGTCCTATACTTGTTTTCAATGGAGTGATAACTAACTACGACATTCAAGATTCTAAGTCAGAAAGTACAGTAACAGTGCAAATTGCATCTCATTGGAAAGACTTTGAAAAAGAGAATGGCCGAAAAACAAACGACAACTCCCAAAAGATTTATTTTCCTAATGATGAAGGATTTGAATTTGCGGCTAAAACTATCAAAGATTTGAAGTGGGGACGTAAATAATGGCATGGTTAGCAGCAATAGTTATTGCCACTGTAAGTGTTTCGTATGTAATGACTAAGAAAGCTATGAAAGCCGCTAAAGCAGCAGCGGATGCAATGGCTGGCGTTTTAGTCAACAAAGAATCTAACATTGAGCCTATTCCGGTTATTTATGGGGATCGCAGGGTTGGCGGCGTTCGAGTATTTGTATCGACTAAAGATTTCCCTGGTGGAGACAAAAACGAATTTTTATACATAGCTTTGGTAATGGCTGAGGGTGAAGTTGAGTCTATTAGTAATATTTACATTGATGACGTTCCAATTAGTGATCCAAAATATTCTGGACTATACGACATTAATGTTCACCTTGGCGCGGATGATCAATCTTACGACCCGGTGTTAACAGAAGCTAATGCTGGATGGACTAGCAATCATAGGCTGCAAGGCGTAGCTTATCTTGCTATTAAACTTAAATGGGACTCTGATGTATTTCAGGGAGTTCCAGACATTACCGCAGTTGTAAGGGGTCGCAAAGTTTATGACCCTAGAACCGGAAATACAGCTTACAGCAATAATCCAGCGTTATGCATTCGAGATTACTTAACAAATAACCGTTATGGTAAAGGATTGCCTTTATCAGCGATTGATGATGTCGCCTTTTCTGCCGCAGCAAATGATTGTGATGCTTCTGTAGTATTGTATGACGGAGGATCAGCAGGAAACTTATTTCAAACTAACGCAGTTTTACAAACTGATGAAAGTATTTTTAATAACTTAGAAAAAATGCTGATGGGTTGCAGAGGATTTCTTCCTTACAATCAAGGCAAGTACAGTCTTATTATTGATAAAGCCAGATCAAGCGTTTACGAATTTGATACAGATACCATTATTGGCGGGCTACAAATTAAGGGTGAGTCTAAAGAAAGTAAGTTTAACCGAGTTGTAGTTAAGTTTGCTAACCCAGAAGTAGATTATCAGCCTGACCAAGCTGTTTGGCCGGAAGCAGGATCGGATGAAGAAAGCCAATTTCTAAGTGAAGATAACGGCACATTGTTAGTTAGTGAAATAGAGTTGGAAACTGTTGCTAACTATTATATTGCCAGAGACTTAGCGCGCGTAATATTAAAGCGGTCACGAAACGCTATTAGATGCTCATTTAGAACTACCAGTGAAGCATTACAGTTATCTGTTGCTGATGTTGTCAGTGTTACTCACTCTACTCCAGGCTGGGTTGCAAAGCCATTCCAGATTGAATCTATCTCTATGAATTATGACGGAACTTGCTCGGTTTCGTTGTTAGAGTACGACTCGACAATTTACACTTATGACTTGGCAGCAGAGCAGAAAGTATATCCAGATACTAATTTGCCAAATCCATTTGCTGTGGCCCCACCAACCAATTTAACGGCAACTTCAACTACAGTTATAGCCGATGACGGAACTTTGCTCCCATCGTTAAGACTTAATTGGACTGCCAGTGCTGATTCTTTTGTAAGTAGATATGAGGTGCAATATCAACGCGGATCTGCAATTGTAGATTACGGGAGTATTGCATCAGAATATGAGGTTAGTGAAAACTACGGTTTGATTGTCGATGCTGCTTCGGTGCTGCTTGATTACGGATCAATTGATTCACCTACTGAAACAGATGAGCCTGATTACAATTCGGCATTTGTTTCTACAACGCAATACATATTAAAAAGCATAACTCCAAGTTCTAATTACAATATCCGAATTAGAGCAATAAATGATCTTGGCGTTAGAAGTAATTTTATTACTATTTCAGGTCTTGCGGAAGGCGATATTGATCCTCCTGCTATTCCAGAATCAGTTGTTGCTACTGGCAGCTTGCGCGAAATAACATTGAGTTGGGTTCGTCCTACTGACCCTGATTATAGTCATGTTCAAGTATGGGAAAACAGTGTAAACAATGTTGAAACAGCAACACAAGTAGCAGTTGCCGGTGGCGATTATTTTAGCCGAACTGGTCTTGGATACAACGTCTTAAAATACTACTGGCTGAAGTCCGTTGATTACAGCGGCAATGTATCCGACTTCTCAACCGTTGCATCTGCTACAACATTATTTGTTGATTCTGATTCATTTAGTGAAGAAGTAAACAACCTGTTTAGTGAGGCTGGCGCTTATGGAATTGAGCCTGTATCGTCTTTGCCTGCTGTTGGGGACTTTAACGGACAAATTAAATACGACACCACCAACAATAAGCTGTGGAGATGGGACGCTGGCACATCCTCTTGGACTGATGACA